ACAACATACTCTCAATTTTTTATTTGGATATGCATTTAAATGAGAAAAGGGTAATATACAAAAAGTATCATTTTTCATTATACTTTTAATTTCAGTTTAGTAATCTGTTTCTTTTCTATTCCATATTTTTCGCAAATATACTTAATATTTTCTCTACCTTCACGAGTTGAATAAAGAATTTCAGTATATTCTTCCGCTTCTTTAGAAGAACACAAAAAATCTTGTTTAATTAGGTCTACTAACCAACTTTCATATTTATCATCCTTCTTACCTTTTGTATATTTTAAATAATATCTACCCTTTGGAATCAAACCAATAAGAGCAAGATATAATTGTTTTGGTTCTAATGTTTGTGTATATGGTTGTATTTCTGAAAGAACTTCTATCCAATCAGGATTCATAGAAAGAAATCTATGCACCATGTAATTACTCCAAGATTTTTTATCACTTTCTTCAAGTGTATCCCAATAATCAGGATTCTGTTCGGTTGTAACTGCTTTTATGTGGTCAAATAGTGTTTTACTTGCCATTACTTATAACTGTTTTCAATTCTTCAGGTAATAGTTCTTGATTTATTTCTCCACAATCCCCACATAAATATAACTCAACTGGTATGATTGCATCCTTTGGTGTACCGGTAACCAATTTTGATATTTTTAAAAACTTATTACCTGGTATAAATACTGAGCCGCCACATTCTTGACAAACAATTTCTTTTGCCTTTGATAAATCTATTTTTGGTTGTGATTGTTGAGGTGTAGTACCACCACCCATTCCTACGATTTTTGCCATCTTTTATTATTTTCTTCTTCGTTTAGTTTACCTTGTTTTTTTATCTTCTCCCATTCTTCATTTGTTATATCACGACCTTTAAAAGCCGCATCTAAGAATGCAATTTTTTTAATTTCATGAGAATTTAATTTTCTTGTTTTGGTTTTTAAATATTCGGCTTTAGTATCTAACCACTCGAAAAATTCTTCTTCTGATAATTTATCAAGTTCTTCACTTGATGGTTCTTCCTTTGTTGGGTCGTATTTCATATCTTATATTTTATTTATTACAAATATACGAAAAATATTTGAATAATCAAAGTAAAATATTCAAAACTTCTTTAACTATTTCAGCTCGGTTGCCGTATTTACTGAATATTTCTAATCCATCTTTGAACGCAACTACCATTGGTATATTAGTCAAATCCACTAATTCTCTACTCTTTGGTAAATTATCAGGATTGACCAATATGAAAGGTATATCTTTGTATTCTTCAGACACTTTTTTAAATTCTGGCTTTAAAATATCACAATTCCCACACCAATCAGTACCAAACATTACCATTAGTTTAGGAGATGAGTTTATAAGATATTCTAAAGAATCTGTTTCTAATTGTATCATAATATTCCAACGATTTGAATTATACAACTCATAAATGTTATTTCTTTATCCACCACTAATGCATCTTTGTGTTGAGATTCTGATAAAATCAGAATAATGTTTGAGGTATTACTACCACCATACTCATCAACTTTTTCGTAAAGGTAAGTATAGAACTCAGTAAAATCTTGAACTCTTGAATCTGCAATTGCCTGTCTAATATTCTTCCACTTGTTTGGTTTTGCATCATTTCCTTTAAGAATCTCCACCACCTTTGATTTAATATCTGAATCGATTACAGAGGTTGTATCGAGTTTTAATTTTCCTTTAGAGGAATTCAACTGACAGGTATTGATAATCTTTCTAATATCAGGATATGAACTGTCAATGATAGGTACGAGGTCTTTTGGTTCGAAACTTACACCTTCTTTACCCAAGATTTGTGAGATTTGTACCGCAACATCTTTTTTAGTTGGTGGTACAATTTGGAATGTTTGACAACGAGATTGGATTGGGTCAATTACTTTCTCTACATAGTTACAAGTTAGGATAAACCTACAATGTTTTGAGAAAGTTTCCATCAAGTTACGAAGGATTGCCTGTGCATTTGGTGTCATGTAATCAAACTCATCGAGAATGATTACTTTCATATCCTTAAAACCAATCGTAGAAGCAAAACCTTTTACTTTATTTCTAACTGTATCAACATTGTTTTCATCTGAAGCGTTAATGATAATATAATCACAATTGATTGAATTTACAATTAGCTTTGCAAGTGTAGTTTTACCAGTACCCGCTTTACCAAAGAATAGTAAATGAGGAACATCGCCACTTTGTAAATAGTCTGCCACTTTTTCCTTGAGGTGTTCGTTACCTACATATTCAGATAAACGTTTGGGTCTATATTTCTCTACCCAAAGAGAATTGTTTACTTTTTCTGTTGTGTTATCTTCAAAGAATGCCATTTATTATATTGTTTTTATTTAAATTAGAATATGGAGGAAATTTATTTTGTATAGTTTGATTATTAATAATAGATGATGCCAAATCATAATTAGATTGAATCTTATTGATATTATCGAGATAATATGCCTTTATCTGCTTTGTGCTCATAGAATTAAATTTATTAATACATTCTATAAATTTAAGTATGCGTATATCATCATCCTCAGTATCGCCGCCACCGAATTCAAAATCATTATTCGCAACCCAAAATCCAAGTTCTTTTAGCTCTTTTAAAAAATACTTACCTCCAAAAATTATAGGAATACAGAAGTTCATAAAAGCAAGAGGAGTTTTTTCTGTTATTCCATTTAGTATATATTTTGGATTATAATTATGAATTGAATTTTCAGTTTCCATTATAAAAGAAACTAAAGATGATTCATATTCATTTAAAAGATTGTTCCAAGTTGGAAATTTATTATTATCTTCTTTAGTATAATTGTTAAATAAATCATATTCTAAATACCTGTATGTACCATTAAAATTACTACCAATTTTACTATCAACAATTTCTCTATATCGTCCAACTTTTCGATTAGATAAAATACCTCTATTTTTTTTTATTGAAAAATCTATTTTTTTATTCATATGGTATTTTTCAATAGGAAACCTCATAACCTGCTCACTATCCTCTTCATATGGCATAGCTAAATTAGGCATCTGAATTTGATAAAAGTTAAAAAAACAAACAAGTGGGTGTAATGAAAATGGAAATCGAGTGGTTGAACCAACTGTTATTCTTATATCTTTTTCAGATAATTTAATAAATTCTATTAAATTTTCAAAACCATCAGTATCAAACGGTGGAATTTCATCTTGCATTCTTAATGTAATCCTATCACTATCACATGAGTTAATTTCATCAATTAATGATTCCAACTCGTGTAATCTATGTCTTTGCATATCAAATACAGTTGAACTAAATACGAATTCAAAATCTGAAATAAGTTCTTCAGTAAGATTTGGATAGATTTCCGACATTAGTATTTTTTTAATTTATACAAAGATACGAAATTTATTTGGATTTTCCAAGTAATTTCATAATTTCTTTTACTGTATTTTTACCAACTTTGACTTTATGGTAAGGGATATTGTTATTTATTAGGGTTTCTTCAATTTTTTTATCTAATTCTTGTGATTCTTCTAAACTTTGGTATCGTTCTTTGTCATTATGTTTACCTTCACCTCGTTCTAATACAATATTAATAGAATCATACTGATTATGAATATCCAAAACTAATTTGTCAAAGTATTCTGTATCATATAAGATTGCAGGATATTCTTTTCCTTTATAAACTGAACGATATACCAAAGAAAGTAAAATAGGAGAATCTAATACTATAAAATCAACTTTACCAAAACTCTTTACAATTCCTCGGTGTTGATTTGCCAACACATAAAGTTGGTCTTTGATTGCCTCATTGTTATTATCCCAAGCAAGAGCTTTTGGAAACTCATAGGGATTATCACAAGTGATGTGTTTTTTCTTTAATTTGTAAGTTATACCCGATGCGATTGATGATTTACCAATACCAGGTCCACCGAATAGATTTACAACCTTTGTCATTTACTTTCTATTTTGTTAATAAGAATATTTATTCTTTCACAAAGTTTTGGGAACTTGTTTTTAGAAACAAAATAGTTCCAAATAAAGTATAACATTTTTAATTTAATGTTTTTCATAACGTATAATTTAAATAAGAAAGAATGGGGGATTTCTCCCCCAACCTTCTTATAATTATTTTAGAATGAATATTTAAGAGATGCATTCCAAGTACGTCCGAATCCGAACCATACTGAGTTTCTTACATCTACACCATTCCAAGTTTGAGAACCAGCTTCAGCATGAATGTTGGTCTCTGATTCTGAAATGTAAACCGTATCAAACAAGTTGTTTACGTTTACTCTTAAAGAGAATTTACCTAATCTTGTAGTAACACCAGCATCTGCCAATCCATAAGAAGGAAGTTGTAGTGCTCCAACATTATCAGGTGTAGTAAATACTGCATCTACGATTGAGTAATCAGCGTATAATCCATCTACGAATCTATATCCGAAATCAAAGTTAGTTTTACCAACTCTGTAATCTGCTGATAGATAAGTTACGAATTGTGCTGCATCACCCACTTTAGCATCTTTTAAGTAAAGAGTACCAGTACCGATTTGATTTTGGTTAGCATCGAATAAAGTTGAAGTAAAATCTTTAGTATATCTCCAATCACCGATTGATGTCATACCATTTAATTTTAAGTTATTTGAAACTCTATAAGTTGCTTCAACTTCGATACCATTGTGTACTACATCTATATCTTTAAATTGTGCAGTTCCTTGGTCACCTTGTGCGTTGAAAAGTGAACGAGTGATGAATCTGTTACCCCAAGTTGTAGAGTAAAGGTTCACATTAGCATCAAACTTAGAAGAAGTAAATCCATATCCTAATTCAACAGATTTAATTTCTTCATTTTGTAAATCAGGATTTACATTGTTTGCGTAATTAGGGAATACTGCATCGAATTGTGGTTGTCTTGAGATGAAACCTGCGTTAAAGAACACATTTTGTTTTTCATCAAAGTTGTAGTTTGCACCACCTTTTACATATCCACCACCTTGATTGTGAGTATCTGAAATAGGATTTGCTGGTTGGTCAAAGAAATCTTCTCTTTGGAATGATTGGTTAGATAAACCTGCTTGTAATACAGCAGTTAAGTTTTTATCATCTGAAGAGTATTCAGTTAAACCATTCACACCTTGCCATCCTACGATACCATTGTTATAGTAATCGATTTTTGGTCCTCTTACTCCAGTATTTTGGAAAGGATTTGCTTCGATTAAAGTATTAATGATTTGACCAGCTGAGTTTTTGTTACCAGTTGAATAGTAACCATCTAAACCAAGTAAATCATTTACCACTCTGTAATGGTATCCTTTATAATGTCTTAAATCAACACCAATAGAGTGTTTCCAATTATCACCTTCAAATACTAAGTTAGAAATTGCTCCAACCCAGTCATGAGAGTTCATAGATGCTCTTCTAATTAGAGCTACTCTATCAACACCATCATTTCTAAATCCATTAGAACCAATTGATTGTCCAGCAAAACCACTAAGAGCACCGGTGTAAGGACCGATTGCTTGGTTAGAAGCAACTGCTGCATCATAATTAATGAATCCTTCTGAATCTCTTGTACCTCTACCTCCTTCTAAGTAATGTGAAGTAAGGTCTTTGTTATAAGGCCAGAAATCAATAGCTGCACTTCTGAAGTTATTTCCTCTAGCACCTGTTCCACCACCTCTACCAGCTGAAGCATAAAGAGATGTATTTAACTTAACTTTTGAAGAAATATCCCAATCCCAGTTGAAAGTAGCCAATGGTTTGTTGTAGAAGTTTCTTCTAATGTTGTACTCTTCTCCGTTAAGGAAACCAGCATCGGTATTCCATCTTCTATCAATTCCTTCAGTACCAAAGTTTTGGTAATCACGAATAGATACCCAAGAACTTCTTTGGTGGTGCCATTGTGCTGCACCTAATACAGAAAGGTTAAGAGAGTGTTTAGAACCCTCTGGCTGATAACCAACTGCTGCAAAGTAAGTTGTTCCCTCACCCGCTGTTCCATAGATGTATCCATCACCACTCCACTTAGAAAGTAAGAAAGAAGATGCCCATCCTTTTTCATTTTTACCTGTACTATAAACAACAGATGTTTTTTGATAACCATCATTACCAATTGATTGTAAGATAGAACCACCTTCTTTAACTTCTGCAGCTTTTGTGAAGATTGAAACCGTACCACCTACCGATGGAACTGCCAATCTTGATGCACCTAATCCTCTTTGGATTTGGATACCACTTGCTACATCTGTCAATCCTTGCCAATTTGACCAATACACCCATCCATTTTCCATGTCATTAACTGGCTGACCGTTAATAAGGAAAGAGGTGTTTCTTTGGTCGAATCCTCTAAGGTTAATTCTCGAATCACCATATCCACCACCTTGTTTAGTAGCGTACACACCTGGTGTTCTGTTCATAATCTCAGGGAATTCTTGGTTACCCACTTTAAGTGCAATCTCAGCAGGGCCGATTACAGATAATGCTACAGGAGTTTCTCTTTCCCTAGCAACATCAATTACACCAGAAGTTACGATAACTTCTCCCAAAGTTGTGATATCTTGTAATAATTCAATAGTTCCACCACCAACATTTTCTAATGTAGTGTACCCAATGAAAGATACTACAAGAACATCTGATTCTGATGCATTAAGTGTAAATTTACCATCAAAGTTAGTAGTTGTTCCATTTTGTGTTCCTTTCACAACAACTGTAGCTCCTGGTAAACTTTCTTTAGTATCAGCATCAACTACTTTCCCACTAACTTGTGCAAAAGCATTTGTTAATGACATAATTGTCATCAATCCAACTAATAATAGTTTTCTCATAATTAATTTTTCCATTTTAATTTAAATTAAACATAACCTTTTAATCAATTTCTTGATTATTTTGTGATTATAAAAGATGTGGTTTCGCTTCGTTAATACCCGAATTAGTAACAACAACATATGGAGGTTTGAAATTACTTAAATCTTGAGCACCTCCATAAGAAAGTGCCGATTTAACACCATCAAGTAATCCATTCACTATGAACTTAACTCCGCCCTTATAGGGAATGGTTGTGGATTCACCTTCCACATTTCTGGTCTGTTGACCATGTGTTACTTTCGTTTCTAAAGAGGCTGAACCTCTATATCTTTTATAAAGACCATTGGGTGTTTCCACAATCTGACCTGGTGCTTCATCAGTACCAGCGATTAGAGAACCCAACATAACAGAACTCGCTCCTAATGCAAGAGCTTTTGATATATCACCACTTGAACGAATACCTCCATCAGCCATAACGGGAGTTCTCGCAATTGATACGATATCTTCAATACAACTTACATTCGGTACACCGAATCCTGTTTTAACTCTTGTTGTACAAAGAGAACCACCACCGATTCCAACTCTCAATCCATCCGCTCCCCAAGATTCTAATTCTTCGGCAGCTTGGATTGTAGCGATGTTACCAGCAATGATATCAACTTTATCATCAAGATTTTCACGACACCATTCAATCATCTTTTGAACATTTTCATGGTGTCCATGAGCAACATCAATCAGTAGAATATTACAGCCCGATTCTACCAATGATTTTGCTCTTTGTTTATCACTTTCACTTACTCCGATTGCAGCCATAATTGGAACATGAGGAATTTCTGAATGCCAGTTATCCAACATTACACCCCATTCTTCAAATTGGTTACCCCAATCTTCTGAATAAATTCTGTGATTTAACTCTTTTACGATTTTTGATTGTTCTTCTATTGAATTAAACCTGTGGATACAACCAACTCCACCAAGTTTAAACATTTTATATGCCATTTCCAAACCACAAACCGTATCCATTGGTGAGGCTACGATTGGGTTTAAAAGACCGTATCTACGAGATACGAGAGTATGTAGTTTGATTTTTGTACGAGATGAGATGTTAGAGTATTGTGGTACTAACTGAATATCATCGTATGTGAGGGAATAATTCATTAACCTTTATTTGTGTTTGTAGTGTTTGTGGTATAAAAAGTTACCCTATCTGCAGTTGCCGTGAGATTGGAAAAATAAGTATTATTTAGGTAACTTGAGAAATTTATCATATAAGTTTCTTCCATCGTTTATAAGTATTAAGTTAAAATGTAATCTCTTAGAAATTCTGTATTTTTATAAATCCAATCTAATATGATAGATTTATTTTCTCTAATCTTTGGTAAGTTCTCTATATAAATTCTCTTAGCATCTTCTAAAGAAATCTTTTCAAGTGCTTCAACTAAATAATCCATTTGTTTAATAGGGTCATCTTCTTCTAAAAATAATGGATTTATTCCAAGTTCTTTAATAAAAGTATGTCCACCAAGTTTTTCAAATTCTTTATAAAACCTATTAGCACCAACTGATACAAA